TCAGGAAGCAACTCAAGAAGATGAAAACGCTGAAAAACCTACGCCAGAAACTCCAAATGAAGCTAGAGAAACAGTGGAAAACGCTGGCTTAGACTTTGATGCTATGAGCAAGGAGTTTGCTGAATCCGGTGAACTTTCCGAAGATACATATAAGAACCTTGAAGCTAAGGGCATCCCCAAAGATATGGTGGATTCCTACGTTAAAGGACAAGAGGCTCTAGCCGCTGACTATGAAAATGAGTTATTTAGTTTAGCTGGTGGTAAAGACTCTTATACAGAAATGGCTCAATGGGCTATTGAAAACCTATCTGACAATGAAGTGGAGGCTTATAATAATGCTGTCCAGTCAGGTAACCAACCTCAAGCAAGACTAGCTGTTGACGGTCTAATGTCTAGATACAGGGATAACGGTGGTGCAGAACCTACACTCGTAGGTGGTAAAGCCTCTGCCTCTGTAGAGACATACGATAGCTGGGCGCAGGTGACTAAAGATATGGCAACTGCTGAGTACAAGAAAGACCCTGCCTTCCGTGATGCTGTCACTAAGAAGTTGTCACGAAGCTCGCTTTAACCAGCCTACTCAGGCTGTTAAAACAATTCAGATATCCACACAAAAACAGTAAGGCTCTCTGCGGAGAACACCCTTTCCAGTGAAGTAAGGATTAGCGAATTAAACACTTAATTTACTAAATCAAACCAAAAGGATTATTAACATGGCTAACGCTACTGTAACCCAACTAGGTAAGGTCAATAATACTGGAACTGCGGATGCTCTATTCCTCAAACAGTTCAGTGGAGAAGTCCTTACTAGCTTTGAACAGGCAACCGTAACTGGCGATAAGCACATGGTTCGCACCATTGCTAATGGCAAGTCTGCACAGTTTCCTGTGATGGGCCGAAGCTCCGCTTCATATCATACACCAGGTAATGAGATTGCGGGTTCTGCACTGAACCACAACGAGAAAGTTATTACTATTAATGACCTTCTTATCTCAAGCCACTTCATTGCTAACATTGATGAAGCGAAGAACCACTACGATGTACGCTCAGTATACTCTTCTGAGATGGGTCGTGCGCTTGCCTTCCAAATGGATAAGCACGTTCTTCAAACTATAGTTCAAGCTGCTGCTGCATCTGCTAACGTAGGTGATTCAAGCTATGCTGCTGGTACTATCATTACTGACTCCGATTCTAACACTTCTGCTTCTTCATTGATTGGTTCAATCTTTGATGCTGCTGAAGCCTTAGACGATGCTTACGTTCCTTCTGAAGGCCGTTTCGCGTTCCTGAAGCCAGAGCAATACTATTTGCTTGCTAATGCTTCTAACGCTGTAAACGTAGACTTTAGTGGTCGCGGTTCCATCGCTGAAGGCACTGTGCCTCAGATTGCTGGTATCAACTTAATCAAGACTCCTCATCTGCCTACAAGCAACGTGACGGGTACTGGTGTTGACGCTGGTGGTGCTGGTGGAGCGCAGGTCGTTAATGCTTCTAACACTACTGCTCTTATCGCGCATACTTCTGCCGTAGGTACAGTTAAGCTGTTAGACTTAGCGGTTGAGTCAGAGTACGACATACGCAGACAAGGAACCTTGCTGGTTGCTAAGTACGCTATGGGCCACGGTGTCCTACGTCCTGAAGCATCTGTGCAAATCCAGACTGCTTAAAACCCTAGCGGGAGTCCTTAATTGGGCTTCCGCTTTTTTTTACTTAAGAGGAATTATCGTGGCTATAGTGACACCTACAACAGAACTAGAGGCTGTAAACGTAATGCTATCGGCTCTAGGTGAGGCTCCTGTATCTAGTTTAAATGACCCTACTTTAGTTGATGCTGCATTAGCGCAGTCCATTTTAAAAGAGACTTCTATAGAGATTCAGACCCGTGGATTACATTGCAACACGGAGATTAACTACCCGTTAGTGCCTACTGTTGATGGTGAAATTCAAGTTCCCACAAACTGCGCCCGAATTGACACAACAGATGTGTCTAGTAACATAGACGTTACCCAACGAGGGACACGCCTCTATGACCGTGTAGAACGAAGTTACACTTCTTTTACAGGTACGCTCTATGTAGACATGGTTCTTCTCTTTGAGTTCCAAGAGCTACCACAACACATAAAACGATATATTGCTGTAAAAGCAGCAAGACGTTTCCAAGCCCGTCTAGTAGGGTCAGATACCCTAGCAGCATTTACTGCACAAGACGAGCAAGAAGCACAAATAGAATTTGAGAGGGCTGAAGCTATTAATGAGGATAGTAATATCCTAACAGACAGCTTCGACACCTATAAAATTATTTCAAGAGGTTCGCCTCGCAGAGCAATAAGGTAATGAGCTATGCCACTTGTAAGCACCAGTATACCGAACCTTTTAAATGGGGTAAGTCAGCAGCCTTCATCGTTGCGTCAGGTCACGCAGGGCGAAACTCAAACCAACGCATTATCTTCCGTAATTGATGGCTTGATTAAACGACCACCTACAGAACATTTAGCTAAAGTTAAAACCACCCCTGTAAGTGCCGCTGCTATCCACGTAATTGACAGGGGTGTAAACCAAAGACACATCCTTGTTATTGAAACTGACGCTTCCACGCCTTCCTACACTATCACGATGTTTGATACAGAGGGTAACTCTGTGGATGTAAAAGATGGTTCAGGTACTGTGATATCAGGAACTACACAAACAGGCACTTACGCTGCTTATTTAGGCGCACTTAGTGCCGAAACAGACCTAGAGTTTCTTACTGTTGCCGACTACACGTTTATTCTTAATAATAAGCAAACAGTGTACATGGAAGGGGGTACTGTTCCTGGGACACTAATCACTAACAGTAAATATCAAGGGTTTGAAGATTTACCAGTAGAGGACAGTACACACCATGTGGGTGATGGTAATACTACAAGGTTTCCTGTAGGTTTTAAGTTCCATGATACGACAGACCTTACCGTAAAGGTAAATGGGGCTACCTATAGCTCGCTTTCCTATGTCCTTGAGGATGACAATAAAACAATCGCATTTTCTTCTGCACCTACAGCACACGCCACCGTAGTATTTGCATTAGACCCTCCCGTAGGAGACATCATAGAGGTTATAGGTGATGAAGGCAATGCGTTCGACAGTTTCTATGTTAAGTCTGTATCAAAGAGTGCCTATGAAGAAACCGTAAAGCCAGGCATAAAGTATAAATTACAGGCGAGTACATTGCCTATGGCTCTAACCCCTGTACTTGGGACTGGTAATGTTGTGACTCACTTTGTCCTTGATTGGATAACTTGGGATGACCGTACAGTAGGTGACTTAGACTCAGCACCAGACCCATCTTTTGTAGGCTCATCAATATCTAATATGTTCTTCTATAAGAACCGCCTAGGTTTCTTAAGTGATGAGAATGTTATCTTTAGTTCAGCGGGGGATTTCTTTAGGTTCTTTCCTAAGACAGTAACTACTGTACTAGATGATGGCCCTATTGATGTATCTGCAAGCCACACTAAAGTATCTATACTTAAACACGCTATTCCATTTAATGAGTCATTAACAATCTTCTCAGACTCTACACAGTTTAGGATTGAGAATGCAGGTAACTTAACACCTAAAACAATCTCTATTATACCTACAACAGATTTTGAGAATGATGCAGCTGTAGCCCCTGTGGGCGCAGGTAACTACTTATACTTTTCAAGTAAGAAAGGTGAATACTCTAGTGTACGAGAATATTACATACAGGCAGAAACAGTAATCACGGATGCCTTAGAAGTAACTGCACACGTTCCTAAGTATATACCTAAGAACTTAGTTAAGTTAGCTACATCTAGTAACGAAGATATCTTAGTAGGCTTATCTTCAGAAGACCGTAGTAAACTCTACATATATAAATGGTTTTCTGATGGAACACAGAAGCTCCAGTCTAGTTGGTCTACATGGGAGATGCCTACAGGTTCTTCCGTACTTGATATAGCTATCATTGAGAACAAGTTGTACTTAGTTATAAGTCGTTTCGATGGTGTGCATTTAGAGTATGTAGACCTACAACACTTAGATGATACTGATGTTGGTTTCTGTGTAAGACTAGACCGTAAGGTATCACTAACGGGTTCCTATAGTTCAGGGACAGGGTTAACCACTTGGACATTACCTTATACGTTATCCCGAACTATACCTGTAAGCGTTATTAAAGCAGGTGGGTGGTCTGACCGGATAGGAGCGAGCATAACAGTTACAAGACCTACATCTACAACTGTTGCAGCCACAGGTGACTATAGTGAAGCTCCCGTTATTTTGGGTTTACCCTACACAATGACCTATGAGTTTTCTACACAGCATGTTAGAGAAAAGGATGGTAGCCAATCAGTGCAATCTGGTAGGTTACAGTTAAGAACTATGAGAGTAAACTATGAGGACTCTGGTTACTTTAAGATAGAGGTGGCTCCGTTTGCTAGAAACACTTATGAGTATGAGTATACTGGTATTGTATTAAATCAGTCAGGCTCAACTATTGGTGACGTTAGTTTAAATGACGGTACTTTCAGATTCCCTATTCAGTCTAAGAATGACCGTGTGTCTGTAAAGATAGTTTCAGATAGTTACCTTCCATGCGCTTTCCAGAACGCAGAGTGGGAAGGTTTTTATACTATAAGGTCACAGAGAATTTAATGTTTAAATTACAGAAAGCACTCCGAAGAGATGCTATTAATTTAGCACCTCAACTAAGACCTATTGATAAGTTAGAAGTTGAATGTACTGGCAGTACCCCTGAGTCAAGTTTGTTGCATTGTTTTAATTTAAAAAACTCAGAGGTGCTGTCAGGTGTAAATGACAACAATGAAGTAATACTAATGTGTGGTGTATCTGAGTGTCCTAACAACCCAGAGAATGGTGTTATATGGATGCTTGCTTCCCCCTCGATACGAAAGCACAGAAAGGACATATTAAAGCTATCTAAAGTTACTGTTGATAAGTTATCTAAAGATTATAAATTAGTTTTTAACTTAGTACATAAAGACAACAAAACGAGTATTAGATGGCTTGAGTGGTGTGGGTTTACGGTAGATAAAACTAAAACCTACGAACAAGGTGGGGAAGACTTTTACTTGTTAATTAAGGAATCATAAGCATGTGTTCACCAACCCAAGGGGCAATGGCAGGTCTACAAGCAGGGTCATCTTATATGGCTCAAAAAGGGGCCGCAGATATGCAGGAGTTCCGTAACAAAGCCGCTACTAAATCTGCAAAGGCTGCTCTTAAGCAAGACCAAAAGATACTGCTCCGTAAATCCCAAGAAGAACAAGAGGCTTATGCTCAGTCTAACTTTGACCGTAAGCGCAGGGCTATGGAGCTTGAGGCTTCAGCGAATGTGGCTGCCGGAGAAGCAGGCGTCTCAGGTATTTCTGTAGATAGGATTATGTCTAATATCGGTAGGCAGGAAGGAGAGATTGGTGTACGTGCCAAGAAGACTTATGAGAGTACCTTAGCATCTCTAGCGGATGCCAACGCTCAGGCAGTATCCAGAATGGTTGCTCGCATCCAAGGACTACCCCCAGTGACTCAACCTAACCTACTAGCAACAGCACTAACCGCATTCGAACCCATGCTAACTGATGAAGCAGTTGAGTCATCTGATGCCGCTATTAATGGGTGGTGGGAAGGAACTTTTGGTTCTACTAATGATGGAGCAGCAACATAATGGCTAGACAACCTATAGAAAACTTACAGGGGTATGGTCAGACCAGCCAGTCGGCTTCTCGACCTATAGATGCCTACACAGGCGCACCTGCCATTCCTCAAGAGACTCCAGGTTCACAGCTGGCTAATGCTTTAGGAGCCTTCAGTGGGAGCGTTGCTAGGGCTAGTGCTAGGAATGCTGCACAGGCTAAAGATGACCAAGAAAAGATTACTGCGGAAAAGATGCAATCTTATGGGGCTGAAATTGTTGCTCAAGGTGATGAGTTTGGCGGTCAAGATGAGTTAGCTTCAGAATTTCCAAACGCATCCACACTCCAAAAAATCACTCTTGCTGAAACCATTGGTAAGAATAAATACACGCAAAAAGCTGCTGAGCGTTTGACATCTTGGTTAGCAGAAGATTCTAACTTACTTATTGACGGGGGCTATAACGCTTTTAAAGCCAGCTTACTAAAAGAGTTTGAAGAAGAAACTAGAGAGCATGAGTTTCTTAAGTCAGGTATGTATCAAGGCGTAAATAATGTTTTTAATCAATATCTGTCTAACTATCATAAGGCAAGCAACTTAAAAGTTAAAGATGTCTGGAGTACAGAGTATCAAGCATCAATCTTTCATATAGCTTCTAATGCCACATCGCCAGAACAAATTGCTGGGTTGATACAACTGGAAGATGAAAAGATGCATCCTTACAAAAAAGACCCTGCTAAAATGCGGGAGCTTACTGTAGGGAATCTTATTCAGTTTGATTTAACAAGCGGTAAACCACCTATTACCGAACAAGTAATGGCGTTAGTTCCTTGGATGAGAAGTAAGGAGTCAGAGGCACAGCTTGATAAGGCAAAGCCTGAGATTGTTGCAGCTAAAATGCTAAACCTGAGAAACCGGGTTGCTGAAAAGAAATTAGAAGACGATGATATAATGGCTGATTATCAGGGGCAGATTAACCAGCTTTCTGAGAATAAAGACATTCAAGGGCTTGAAAAACTCAGGGCATCAGTAACAGGTACAACAGGCCGCTATGCCGCTGTACATGCTGGCATATACAAAGCCACAATTGTTGCTGAGGTTTCTGCTCAAGTTGACGTTAAGGACAGCCTGTCCTTTGCTGCTGATTATGAGTCTTCTCTAGTGGTTAGAGCAATCAAGGGTGAGCTATCAGAAAGGGAAGTTTTAGCAGAAATAAACTCTAGCACAGACATGCGAGAGCAAGAAAAGCAGGCTCTAAGAAATAATTTAGATAAGATTATGGCTGGTAATAACCTTATTGGTGCTGATGCTCACAACACAGCGTTTACGCAGCGGGTGCAAAAGCAGGCTGATTTGCTAGATAATTCATTATTAAATGCTTTCAAAGAAATAACAGGCGAATCTTTTGCCTCTGCTCTCAGGGATGTATGGGATGATAGTACCTACGCCCTTATTCAAGAGTATGTGGAGACAAATAATGAAGCTCCCAAAGGGACAGCCTTACGCAATATCTATGATAAAGCGGAAGCTATAACTGAAGCTAAGATGGACAGGATGCGTGTACTTGTTCCTGCTCAAAGCGAAAATCAACAACAACAGCAACCTGAGTCAACAGGTGATGAAAAACCATCTAGCGCGGTGACGGATGAAGAAGGTACCTCTGTAGTGTTTGATGATGACGGTAAACCTGTAGCTACATTTTTAGGCGGTGACCCAGCTGATGAGAGCAATTATAAGCCTTTAGTTCCAGATGTTACTGATGAGCAGATTGAAGCATTTAAAAATAGTGGGGGTGTTGGAACACAAGAGATGCTTGAGGGTCTTAGCTCTAATGCTATTAGAGAGGCTTATGGCGATGATATTAGAAACTTTGTAGAAGTGTCAGAGGAGCGTGAAGGTGCTACAGAAGCTGTAGCAAATTTCTTTCTGAATATAATCCCTGACTACTTTGAGGAAAGTTTCACCAAACAGCAAAAAATAAACAATCTCACTCGTCAGGAAAGATTGGTATATGAGAAGACAGGAAAGTTTCCTGAAAACTTTAAAGATTAATGAGGTATAAACATGGGTCAGTTTGCAGACTTGTATCAGAAACAATTGCAGAAACAACGGCAGAAACTACAGGGGATACAACAGCCCTTGGAAGACCCTTCAGGCTTCAATGCAACTTACCAAGATGAAGAAGGCTCTATTTATGACCAAGACCTGATTCAGGATAGAAACTATGTGAAAGCATCTAAGCTTATCTACCACATGAATAACGGTAAGGATGCTGAAGCTCTGTCTGATGAAGACTATGCTAAGTGGGGTATCGAACACATGGGCTGGTTCAACTGGAACCTCCCAAAGATGACACTCGATGCCTCTCGTATCTCTGGTGCAACCGATGAGCAGAAGCAAGCGTTCTTATACATGATGGAGTCCTATGATGACTTAGGTGCTTCATGGAATGGAGCAGGTAGGTTCTTCAAGGGGGTTTTCTTTGACCCCACTACTTGGATTGGTTTAACTACATTTGGTATTGGACTGGCGGGTAAGGAAGCTACTAAACAAGCCAGTAAGCAAGGTGTCAAAGAGTTACTTAAAAGCTCTATTAGAGGTGGCATTATAGCTGGCGTAGAGTCAGGAGTTTATACCGCAGTAGATGATGTAAACAGGCAGGTAGTTGAGACTTCAGTGTCTGGTGAAGACATTGATGTAGGAAGAGTCATTAAGTCAGGAGCTATAGGTGCAACCGCAGGGCTTGTCTTAGGTACAGGTATTACCGCAGGGGTTAATAAATTAGCTTCTCGTAAGTCTGTTAAAGAAGTGGCTGAGTCTGTAGATGAGTCTAAGTTAATAAATGACCTACCAGAACTAGAGACTGGTGTTGTTATAGACACACCTAAGTCACCCGCAGGTCGCTTACGCACCCATATGGACAATGTAATTAAGGCTGTCAAGCGTACAGTCCCTGCTGGAAAAGTAGCCGCTGTAGGAACTGATGGTGTCCAGAATATGGACGGGTTGGTACAGACTGTTGAGCCTATCAAGCAACTGTTGGCTGATGCTTCAG